AAGAAAGTCATTTAGTACAGACGATATTATGGATAAAGAAATTACCTTACGTCCAATGATGAAGCCTAACACATGGTTAGAAATACAAGACATGTTAACTATAGCTGGATTTAAAGAAATTCAACCTTTCTGGCGAAATTACATGTTTGTTGGTGTAATTGCAATTAAATAGTTATGGAGATAGTATGAAAAGATTATTAAAAACAGTGCATGTCGAGCATTTTGAAGAATACGAAGGCGAGCAACGACTTATTAGAGTGGAAACTACAACGGAGAAATATTTCCCAAATGATTCAGCACCTGCCCATCGACCAACTAAATCTACTAAAGTAGAGTATATATAGTTTATTATGGACAATTATATTAGAAAGTATGACAATGTAGTGACCGATGATTTCTGTGATGCTTTGATTGAAAAATTTGAATCGCACCCAGAACAACAAGAAAAGCTATTTCAAGGATTGATGTCGCTAACGCACCTTGAAATGATGCGTCCAGATACAAAAATATGGAATAAAGATGTTATGCATCTTGTAGATGTTTTTAAGAAGTATGTTACAGTATACAAAAACGAATGTAAAATTGAACCAGTAATGTGGCCTGATAAATATTTAGTTGAATCATTTAGAATAAAACGATATTTACCAAATGATATAGATCAATTTGGGCCGCATGTAGATTCTAAAGATGTAAACAGTTGTAAAAGATTTCTAGCATTCTTTTTGTATCTTGATAATAATGATGGTGGTTCAACCATGTTTCCACAAATGGACATTACATCAAAATGTAAGAAGGGTTCATTATTAGTTTTCCCACCACTCTGGCCTTGGCTACATGAGGGTAAAAAACCAATTGATAAACCAAAATATATAGTAGGGAGTTATTTAAAATATGTCTGAATTATTAGACCAATTTGGTCAACCAATAGGTGGTAAGACTGAAAAAGAATTGCCGAATGCACCATTACCAAATGTCGAGCAGCTGCTGCAAGACCCAATTACAAAGAAGTTTCTTTTTCTTAATAGCAAGGAAGAGCCAGATATTACAGCTATAGGATTGACAGACGAAACTGATTATTCTGGTGTGGTGTATAAGTACGGGCAAGTTACTCTCCCTGATGAATCTAAAATAGTTGATGGAGAACCCTTGAGTTTACAGTTTAAGTATGATATAATAGAAAACAATGGATATCCTAAAGAAAAATTTGGAGATGATTTCTTCAAACTTATAGGAGATATTTTATTCCATATAATTATTACTCAATCAGAGGATGGCTCAATTGACGAACCAAACAATAGAACGGACAGCACTCAGTAATTTAGTATCCAACGAAGAATACTGTCGAAAGGTATTACCTTTTATCAAGGCAGATTACTTTGCAGTTAAAGAAGAACGAGTTGTCTTTGAAGAAATTACAAGCTTTGTTGATAAGTATCGAAAGATGCCAACAAAGATTTCTTTGGAAATTGAAGTAGAATCCAGACAAGATTTAACTGAAACTGAACATAACAAAATTGTGGAAATTATCAAAACACTTGATTCCACAGATGTTGATATGGATTGGTTGGTAGATACTACTGAGAAGTTCTGTAAAGACAAAGCCATCTATAATGCAATTGTTGATGGTATCTCTATTATTGATGGTAAAGATAAGAATCGTGGTGCAGATGCTATACCTAGTTTACTTACAGATGCACTTGCAGTATCTTTTGATAATGCTGTAGGACACGATTATTTTGACGATAGTGCTTCAAGATTTGATTTCTATCACAAGATAGAAGAACGCATACCATTTGACCTAGAGTTTTTCAACAAAATTACCAAAGGTGGATTACCACAGAAAACATTGAATATCGCACTTGCTGGTACAGGTGTTGGTAAATCTTTGTTTATGTGTCACATGGCTGCAAACTGTTTATCACAAGGTAAGAATGTATTATACATTACTCTAGAAATGGCAGAGGAACGCATCGCAGAACGCATTGATGCGAATCTATTAAATGTTTCTATGGAAGACTTGCATGATCTACCAAAGACTATGTTTGAAGACAAGATTAAAAAGATACAGAAAAAGACCAATGGTCAACTTATCATTAAAGAATATCCAACTGCATCTGCTCACTCTGCACATTTTCGTGGATTGATTAAAGAGTTGTCTATCAAGAAGTCATTTAAACCAGATATGATTTTTATTGATTACTTGAATATATGTGCATCATCTAGATTGAAGGGTGCATCACAGGTTAATTCTTATACATACATTAAATCAATTGCAGAAGAACTTAGAGGTCTTGCAGTTGAAACAAATGTTCCAATCATGTCAGCAACACAAACAACAAGAAGTGGCTTCGGTTCAACAGACATTGGACTTGAAGATACATCTGAATCGTTTGGTTTACCAGCAACAGCAGATTTCATGTTTGCTCTCATCTCCAATGAAGAACTTGATGCCCTCAATCAAATTGTAGTCAAACAACTCAAAAACAGATACAATGACCCTACTATGAATAAAAGATTCGTTTTAGGTATTGACAGAAGTAAAATGAGATTGTATGATGTAGATAATAAAGAACAAGAGGATTTGGTAGATAGTGGTCAAGATGATGAACCAGTATTTGACAAAGGTAAATTTGGAGCTAAATTTAAAGATCACAAGTATGATGGGTTCAAGGTTTAACCTCTTATAAATAGTACATAAATATAAACTATATGTAAATGGAGCCATTGAAGTATGTCATTACGAAAATCTATTCGTCAACTTAGACCTATTCAAGAAAACTTTACTGCACCTATAGATAAAGTTCAATCTTTTTTATCTGAAGATATTGATTTGCCTAATGATGTATTGGATGGGTTTGAACACACACAAACAGATAAATCTGAAAAATCAAGAGTTAACATCAAAGTTTTGTCTGCTGATAGAGATAAAGACAGAGATGAAATTCTTAGACGATTAAAAAATGCTGGAGTTACAGCAAATACTACACCTACAAATTCTTCGGTTGATCCTATTGATGGCACATTTGATGGAAGAAATTTCCGAATTGATGTAAAACCTAAATCTGGTGGTATGGGAGAAAGTACTCTTAACTCTAGTATTACTGAACTTTTTCCTTGTGTTGCATTTGAAAAAAAGTTAAATCCTAAAAATATTGAAGATTTTATGGAAAAATTGATGGGTGTCAATTTGTCTACTTGTAAATCCATTATTAAATCAGATTTAGTAGCAGCAGAAAAAACTGTAAATGATGCTGAAAGTTCTTCAAAATATAAAGAAAAAATGGAAAACGCTTTAGGTGTATTAAAGTTTATTAACGATCAACATAATGACAAACCTATAAAAAATGTTTATTGGGGATATCGTGGTAAACCAAAAGGCGTACCATCAAATCACCCCGGCGATATGTTTATTCAATATGCCGATAATAAAATATTAGGTGTTAGTTTAAAGGCTGGTGGGAAAAAAACAAAAGAACCACAACTTAATACATATCACAATGCTATATTTTTAAATTCAAGGGGGCCTAGTTTTAATGATAAATCTGGTCTTGAATTTTTAAAAAAAGAAACATACACAAAAGTATACTCTAAAATTAAAGGTATTCCTGCTATTGACAATTTTGATGGTGGTAAAACTGGTAGACATAAAGATAAGCAATTATCTATAAATGCAATTAATAAATTATCAAAAAAAGAAAGTGATACATATTATAACCAGTATTTAGAGATAGTCCGTCAATCTCTCATAAAAAGATTTAATAAAAATAAAGATGAAAGTATAAGATATATAAAAGATGCTATATTAAGAGAAGCTCCAAATGTACCAACAATTGTTATAAAGGCAATTGGCAATTCTTATGAGGAAGTAACTGATAGAGATGAACTTGGAGTATTTTTACCACAAGTAAAATTTGTAAAAGCATATAAAGGTTCTGGTAAACAAGATTGGTTAATTGATTTAAAATCTGGAAATGAAGTTGTTTCATTATCTATGGCAGTTCGTTCAAGTTCTGGTGGTAAATTGAAACAATGGAGTTTGAAAGTAACCTATAACGGACTGAAGTAATGATATCATTCGCACAAACATTAACAGAAGACAAGGGTGGTAAGAATTTACACCTAGAGCATCTAGAAGATGAAATCCTAAACTATGGAGTTGATGGTGGTAGAGCTGCAATCAACTTCCTACGTTCATTAAGAGATATGCTTGCTGGTAATGCTCGGTCTTCAATCAACATGACTGTCAAGTGGGATGGTGCGCCTGCGATATTCGCTGGTATTGACCCAGAAGATGGTAAGTTTTTTGTTGCAAAAAAATCAGTATTTAATGCAACTCCAAAACTCTATAAGACAAACGCAGAGATTGATGAAGATGGACTATCTGGTTCATTGAATAGTAAGTTCAAGATAGCACTTGCAGAGTTTTCCAAGTTAGGTATCAAAGATGTACTTCAAGGCGACTTGATGTTTACATCAGAAGATAAAGGTAATGAAAAAATTGATGGAAAGTCTTTCATTACATTTCAACCTAACACAATCGTATATGCTGTAGACCCCACATCAGATATTGGCAAACAGATTAACAAAGCAAAGATTGGTATTGTATGGCATACAACATACACAGGTAAAGTATTACAGGATATGAAAGCATCATTTGGTGCAGATATTAAAGGATTATCTAAACCAACATCAGTATGGATGGATGATGCAACTTACAAAGATGTATCAGGTAGTGCTACAATGAACTCAAAAGAAACAGAATCAGTAACAGCTGCACTTTCTGCAACTGGTTCTACTTTTAAAAAGATTAACTCAATGCAACTAAAGAAGTTTCTTAATCTACAGGAAAGTATGACAGGTGCAATCGCTGGTGCATCTCTCAAAACATACAATAACAGTAAGGTTCGTGCTGGAGAAAAGATTACTAATCCCAAAGCTCATGCAAAAGGATATGAAAAATGGGTTGAGATGTCAATTCAGAAACAAATTGATAAAGCAAAGAGTGTAAAAGGAAAAGATAAATACAAGAATATACAGAAAGAATATGTAAGAGAAGTTAAGAAACACACTACCAACTTAATACAAATAATCACATTTCAAAATTATTTGGTTGATGCAAAAATGCAAATTGTAAAAAAACTAAATAGTGTAAAGGGATTGACAAATACTTTTATCAAGACCGCAAATGGATTTAAAGTAACTAACCCAGAGGGTTATGTTGCGATTGATAGGGTTAGTGGTGGTGCTGTTAAACTAGTGGACAGAATGGAGTTCTCGTTTAATAACTTTACCGCAATAAAGGCATGGGATAAATGAAAAATTTTAGAGATATCGTAGAGGCTCGTGGTGATACAGCTGTATTCACTTTTGGTAGATTTAATCCACCAACAACAGGTCACGAAAAACTCATAGATGCACTTGCAAAACAACAATCTAAGAACGCTGGTTCTATGATGTATGTGTATCCATCACATTCACAAAACGCTAAGAAAGATCCACTACCACACACACTAAAAATTGCATATATGAGGAAAATGTTTCCAAAGTATAAAAGCAATGTCATTGTAAGCAAATCAAGAACTGCTCTGGAAGCAGCTGTCGAGTTACATAAAAAAGGACATCGTTCTATTGTAATGGTTGTTGGTTCTGACAGAGTTACAGAGTTTAACACTCTACTCAATAAGTACAATGGTGTAGATTCTAGACATGGTTTTTATGGTTTTGACAATATCAAAGTTGTATCTGCTGGAGAACGTGACCCAGATTCAGAAGGTGTATCTGGTATGTCTGCATCTAAGATGCGAGCTGCAGCTGCTGATGGTAATTTCGATTTATTCAAAACTGGTGTTCCAT